TAACTACATCTCCGTATCTTGAAATGTAAGGTCTTGTTCCATAATCGTTTCTCATTTTTTTCCTCCGTTTCTAAAAATTTGAGTACCCTTTATACCATATATGCTGGCAACTACAAGGATCCACAAATTTGTGAACCATCCTGGAAGTGCTGCAAAATGTTCAAAGAAAATATTTACTTTGTCCATTGCTCCTGGATCGTCGCTTACGACTGCCCAAGCCAAAATTGCTATTGGCGCCGAGAGAATTATCAAAACTGCCTCGTCCTTCCAATCTGACTGACGGGCTTCTAATAATTTTCCTTGGTAAGCTTCCTTACCTTCAGCCATACGAGATGCGTGCATAAGCTGTGCATCTGACATAGCTATCTTCGTTTTCTGCTTGTTAGCATAAATTTTACTACCTGCAGAAACGGCTAATTTAATTGCCGATAACCACATGTTAGTACCAAGTAGCTTTTACAGGTCTTTTATCAGCTCTCATTCTTTTAGTTCCCTTAACAGTTACAACTTGTGATTCAGTACCACTAGTCATTTCGATAGCTTTACCGCCTGTTGAGTAACCATCTGAACCAACGCCAAGTTCTTTAGTCACTTTAACGTCGTCATTCATGAATGTTGAACCTCTTTGCCAATCTTTACTCATAATGTTTTCTCCTTAATAATATTATAGTTAATTTTTGTTAAAATTTCTACCGAAATCGTGTTTCTTGCTTTGATCTGCCATTTCTTGTTTAGCAATCGATACTCCTGCACGCAATCCAGCTAATTCTTCATTTTGTTCTAGCTTTTCATCGTGTTGTTGGTCGTCCATCATAGCTCTCATAGTGTCTAAGTCTAATCTTGCTTCATTATTTGTAGTTCTGTCTTGATCAGCTCTAGCTTTTAAGTCTAATTCTCTAGATTTTAGTTTAAGTAGTGGATCACCCCCTACTTCAGAGCTAATTTTGTCTTCTTCTTTAGCATAATCAGCTGTCATTTCTGCAATTAGAATAGCTTTTCTTGCTTCCATCATAGAAGTTAGTTGTTGAACACGTTGTTGCATTTGCATTGCTTGTGGATTTTGTTGCATCATTTGCATTGCTTGTGGATTTTGCATCATTGGTGCCATTTGTTGTTGTATAGATTGTAGTTCTTGTAATTCTTCAACGTATTCTAATTGAATTTGTTCTTGTGCCATTAAAGAAATATGTTCTAGTATATTTTTTTGCAAACTCATCATCGCCATTGGATTATTTTGTACCATGGAGATTGACATGAAACTTAAATGCGCATCGATGTGTGCTTTATGATCTTGACCTGGATATGCTTGAAAAGGTTTACCACTAATAGCCATGATGTGTTCTAAACTTGGATCCATTGGTTGTGGTGGCATTGGTGGAGGTAGTATTGCATTTACATTTTTAACTCCAATTGCATCATACATAGATCTATAAGCTTGATATAAATTATGAATTTTAGGATTTGATTGCGCTAATTGTAATTGTGTTTGCGCCATAGAAATTCTTTGTGTTTGAGAAAATATATTTGGATCTGCGACCGGTAGAATATCTACCTTGTCATCAAAGTCTGCTACTTTAACATTTCTTGATGCTCCTGGAACATCATATGGATATTCCGTAGGCAAATAACTTTTAAATACTTCTGCTAATAATTTAAATTCATTTTTTAATCCTACATATAATCTTTTGTGAATTGCAGACATAACTCTAGAGCCACGTTCTAAAAGAGCAACGGTAGTTCCAACTGCAGCTCCTTGATTCATATCTCCTACTTGCATGTCAGCAATACTTGCAAACCTTTGAGCAGAACTAACACAAATACCCATTAAGGATAATAAAGTTTGGTCTGGACCTTTAAAAGGTAACTGCATAAATTGATCTTTAATATTTCCACCTGGTACATCAACGTCTCTAAACTCACCCGGTTGTAGAGGTTGAGCATCGTCTCTCATTCTAACTCCTCTAGTTTTAAAACCAGCTGGTAAGTTAGCTAAAGTTCCAGCATCTAATAATTGTCTTAATGCAACTGTAGCTGTTCTAGATAATCCACCAATCATGTGAATTAAACCTAAACCATAAAAACCTAAACCTGGTAAAAATTTAAAATGTACAAAGTAATCTTTTTTCTTTCTTAAAGGATCTTGTTCACCGTAGTTTCTTCTTATAGATAAAACTTTTCCATTCGCTTCATCGATTGTAATAATGTAAGGTAATTTAATTCCTGTAGGTTCTTGATCTGTAGGATCAACATCTTCATGTCCTTCCAAATCTACATCAACATGCATTTCTAAAATAGTATACATGTCTTCTTGACCATTTTGTTGAATGCCTTCTAATTCTAATTCTTTTTGTTTTAATTTATCTTCTTGTACTGGCGGTTCTCCCAAATCAATGTCTCTATAAAAGCCATTGATTTGTTGTTTTCGTAAATCGTTTGGTGACATACGAATAACATGGATGACAGCTTCCGCATCTTCTAATGAGGTAGCAGAGTACGGAACGACTAAGTCTTCAGCCGGTATAAATTTACTTACGGCTCTACCTAAAAGATCGTCATAGTAGACTTTCTTAAAAGTAGAACCTGACAGGGGAAGATAGAAAAGCATTTGATCAAACTCTGGTTCATACTCTTTCATCTGATCCATAATTTGATAGTTCATAAAATCTTTAACACGTTTTGATTGTTCTTCTTTAGCGACACTTGCATCACCCATAATTTGAGTTCTTACAGGACCGTCGGCTGGTAATAATTCTTTATACGCTTGTGCTTGAAACTGAGTTACAGCTTCAGCTAATACTGGGTGAGTAACTGAACTAGCTCCTCTAAATGGTTCTGTTCTAGTTATATATTTAAACCCAAGTAAGTTTAATCCTTCTCTGTAACTTTCAGCCCACTCTTGTCTAGACTCTTTGTAGTTGGTATATTTTTCCATTAGCTCTGAAGCTAAAGGATCTAAGACACTGTCTTCTAAGAATTCTGCTAAATTTTCAAAATGATCTTGTCCACCTTCTGGATTTACTTTAGCTGGATCAAAATTAATAGTTGCTCCACCATCTTCTTCCATTTCAATTTCTGGTGCACCACCTTGTTGTCTTTCAATAATTTCTTGTTGAGATTCTACAATTTCTTCTTCACCTGGAATTTCAATTTCAGTTTTTGTATCTTCTTCAATTTTTGTATTGGGTAATGATTTATCTATAGTAGCCATAAGCTATTCTATCCTCTATCTGTTATTGTTTCAACACCTTCTTCGACCGTAGTACTATCAGGTGTTTGTTTGACTGTCAAACTTTCAAGTACTTCATTAATCATGTCTGGAGAGGCTTTTGCAGACTCATCCTCTCTACCAGGGTTCTCTAACATCCATTCAAATATTTCGGATTGAGTAGCGGGCTCGTCGTTAGGTTTAACAATCTCGCCGAGAGTTGAGTTGTATTTTAATTCCATTATTTTTTAAATATAGATTTAATTTTACCTGCTAGATAACAAATAGGTTCTAAAATGTTATTATATATTTTACCTAGTGTGTCTGATTTGCTGTTAAACATAATGTGTTTAAGTTCTTGAGTTCTGTGTTTAGCAACGTGTGCACCAATAGCTTTAATAATTTTGCTTTTGTGCATACCCTTAACAAAAGGTTTAAACAATAAATGATAACCTTCTTGGTGAGCATCTGATAAATGTCTTTTTTGATATATGTACCAAACTTTCATTGCTTTAGCCCAATCTTGTAAACCAGTTGTTTGATACATTGCTGTACAAACTATGCTTTTACCTCCACCTCCACTACCGGGTGAATCATTACTATATTGATTCCCTCTTCTAGATTCTCTTAGTGATGCAGAGATTGCATCTTTTTGAGCTTTAGTTGTTCCCGCATCTCTTGGATTACTTCTAAAACTTTTACCTTCATTAATTCTATCGATCATCTTATCAGTTCTATTTTGTGTTTGTCTGGCTGCTCTCTCCGCCTCATATTGTGCTTGAGTATTAGCTAAACCTGTTGCTGGATCAATACCTCTCATTTTTTT